CTCCAAAAACACATTCTTCTGGGTGGAACGGGCCATGATCCGACTGCCATTCAATGGCGTCAAAGGAGAGATGGATTCCAAACAGGTCATGGTGCAGGTTCCATGCATGCACATGTGGAACGAAACTTGCCCAATCTTGACCGAGGTCAGCCCTTGGTTCAAGGATCCCAGCCTGGAAGACATGGGTCGCAAATACTGGAAGAAACGCAGTTATGTGTTCCAGGGCTTCGTGCGTGAAAACCCAATCGCCGACGACAAGACCCCGTCTAACCCAATCCGTCGTTTCATCATCGGACCACAGATCTTCACACTAATCAAGAGTGCATTGATGGATCCTGAATTGGAAAATTTGCCCACAGACATCATGAGTGGTCTGGACTTCCGTATCACCAAGACACAGAAGGGCGGCTACGCTGATTACAACACTAGCAAGTGGGCTCGCAAAGAATCTGCACTTACCGAACAAGAACAAACAGCTATCGAAACACATGGTCTGTTTGACTTGAGCACATTCTTGCCCAAGAAGCCCACTGATGTGGAACTGCGGGTCATGAAAGAAATGTTTGAAGCATCAGTTGATGGCAAGGCATTTGACATGGAGCGTTGGGGACAATACTTCCGCCCTGCTGGCATGCAAGCACCTGCTGGTGCAGCCGCAGCAGATGTGGACGAAGATGTTCCAGTGGTCAAGGCAGCACCTGCAGCCAAAGCACCAGTAGATGCATTTGACGATGAGGATACTCCTGTGGCAACAGCACCAGTGGCCAAGCCAGCAGAAGGCAACAAAAAAGCCGAGGATATCTTGGCCATGATCCGTAGCCGTCAGAACAAGTAAGCAGCATCACACAGAGGGGCTACCCTCTGTGTTCTTTCATACAATAACAGGTAATATATGGGTAAACCTTTTGACGTTTCAAAATTCCGTAAAGAAATAACCAAATCAATCGAAGGATTAAGTATTGGTTTCAACGATCCAACTGATTGGATCTCCACAGGCAACTATGCCTTGAACTATCTTATCTCCGGAGACTTTAACCGAGGCATTCCACTGGGCAAGGTCACTGTGTTTGCCGGTGAATCCGGCGCAGGCAAAAGTTATATCTGCTCCGGCAATATCATAAAGAATGCACAGGCACAGGGCATCTATGTGGTGCTGATCGACAGTGAAAATGCACTGGACGAAGACTGGCTCAAGGCCTTGGGGGTGGATACCGGCCAGGACAAACTGCTTAAATTAAGCATGGCCATGATCGACGATGTGGCCAAAACAATCTCAACATTCATGAGCGACTACAAGGCCTTGCCTGACGGCGAACGTCCCAAGGTCATGTTTGTGATCGACAGCCTGGGCATGTTGCTTACTCCTACCGATGTGAATCAGTTTGATGCAGGTGAGATGAAAGGTGACCTAGGTCGTAAACCCAAAGCACTCACCAGTCTTGTGCGTAACTGTGTGAACATGTTTGGTTCATACAATGTGGGCTTGGTGTGTACCAATCACACATACGCAAGCCAAGACATGTTTGATCCAGACGACAAGATCTCCGGTGGTCAGGGTTTCATCTACGCCAGTTCCATCGTTGTGGCCATGAAGAAACTCAAACTCAAAGAGGACGAGGACGGCAACAAGATCACAGACGTGATGGGTATCCGCGCTGCTTGTAAGGTCATGAAAACACGTTATTCAAAACCGTTTGAAGGCGTACAAGTCAAGATTCCTTATGAAACAGGAATGAGTCCTTATTCAGGCATGGTGGATCTAATGGAGAAACGCAATCTGCTAAAGAAAGAAGGCAACAGCCTGGTGTTTGTGACCAGCGATGGTGAAATCATCAAGAAGTTCCGCAAGAAATGGGAAGCCAACGAAGAAGGTTGCTTGGATCGTGCCATGACAGACTTTGGCAATCAGAAAACTGAGGTAAGTATTGTGGAGGAGGCAGCAGAATGAATGAAGCAGTAGCAGTGGCCAGCGAAATTTGGTCCGAACTCAAGCGTTATGTAAACACAGTGGATCGTGATGAAGCAGCTGAAACAGTGGTGGCTATCTTGATCGATAATGACTGCGATGTGGATGATATCAAGAATACATTCAAGGGTGACGCGGATATCAAACGTGCATTGACAGCATATCTCGACAACGACAAATCTTACGAAGACGAGGATGATGAAGAAGTCGAGGAAGAAGATCATCACGCCGACGACTGGGAAAACTAATGTGGTATAGCAAGGTAGTGGCTAATCTAGCAGCCATTCCTGATTTCATAGACCATTATGAAGCAGAGCTTGATGCCGCCAAACGAGATTGCAAGATTTTGGGTGTGCTGGAAAAAAACATCACTGCCTTGCCCGGTATCACAGAACAACGCTTCAATCAATTGCAAGAGATTGAAGCGGTGTTAAACTATCTCAACATCCAACTACGCAAGATACGCCGGAAACACTTTCAAAAATATCTAGAAGGATACGCCCGCGCCCTCACATCAAGAGATGCCGAAAAATATGCTGAAGGCGAAGATGAAGTGGTGGACTTTGAAACCATCATCAACGAAGTGGCATTGCTACGCAATCGTTGGTTGGGTATCATGAAAGGGCTGGATGTCAAACAATGGCAGATGGGTCATGTGGTTCGATTACGCACAGCAGGTATGGAAGATATTACAGTATGATCATTGGGAGTGATACATACTGTTATGAAACGTACCGCATTTGTAACAGGCATGACCGGCCAAGACGGTCCATATCTCGCCAAGCTATTGGTGGAAAAAGGCTATCATGTGTATGGCCTTGTGAAACGCTACTCAAATCCTAACTTAGAGAACCTGCGTTGGTTGGGCATTGAGAACGATATAGAGTTGATCACCGGTGACATCACCGATGAAAACAACATGAATCATCTCATGCAGACTCTCAAACCTGCAGAAGTATACAATCTTGCAGCACAGAGTTTTGTGGGTGCCAGTTGGGATCTCAACAAGCTGACCACAGAAGTGAACTCTATAGGTGTGCTGAACTTGCTCAATGCCATACGCACACACAGCCCTAACACACGATTCTATCAAGCCAGCACCAGTGAGATGTTTGGCAATGCTACCGAGCCAGGTGCCCAAGGCGAGCACACACCATTCCGCCCGCGCAGCCCGTACGGGGTTAGCAAGTTATACAGTCATTGGATGACCATTAACTTCCGTGAAAGCTATAGCCTTTATGCCTGTTCGGGCATCTTGTTCAATCACGAAAGCCCGTTGCGTGGCCGCGAGTTTGTCACACGCAAGGTCACAGATGGTGTGGCCCGTATTCGACTAGGATTAGCTGATTCCATTACTCTGGGCAATCTTGATGCCAAGCGAGATTGGGGGTTTGCCGGAGACTTTGTGGAAGCCATGTGGTTGATGCTACAGCAACCCACAGCCAGGGATTATGTGATTGCCACAGGAGAACAGCACAGCATTGGTGAACTATGTGACATAGCATTCCGTCATGCAGGCATTGAGGATTGGCAGGCCATGATCAAATCAGATCCGCGATTCAAACGCCCTGCTGAACTGTACAGTCTACATGGTGATAGTTCCTCTGCCAGAGACATCCTAGGATGGCAGCCACGTACCGACTTTGCCACCATGATCTGCGACATGGTTGATGCTGATCTAAAGAGACTTCAACAGTCTAGCCAAGGGTAATCCAGCAGCAATTTCACCCAGTGTCCACTCTGTGTGACATAACTGTTCTAACCACACTGCTCTGTCGGGCATGCGTGGGTTTTCTATGTGAGCAAAGTCTGTGTTGGCCACTGGCACAGCCATACTGTCTGCGCCCACAAATGCCGGCACACCATCAATGATGGCTTGGCTTCCTGGCCCGGAGTTTTCATTTACCACAGCCCAGGCACCACCTAGACTGCTGCGGAAATCAAACTCATCATAGGTACCGCGCAGAGCCTGTGGTTGTTGTATCTTTATTCCAGGTATAGGTTGCAATCGTTGTCTAGGATGTGGACGCACGATGATCTCACGATCGGTATGTGCTCGTATGTTATCTACTGTTTGCTTGAGCCATTGTTCAGCAGCGGGCAACCCTGTCCATTGCTCGCTGTCTGATCGTTGCATGGCTATCAAGACATGATCACCTTGATGCCAAGGCTGTAATCTCACAGCAAGTTTATCTGCCCGCCCTGATTCCGTTCCTTCTCCCCACTTGGCACGGCCGTTCACACCATTGATCCCCATCTTCCAGGTCACACCGCGCATGAGTTGTCCAACTTCTAATACTATAACCGGCCGTCCTGCGGCAGTAAACTCTTGCCATACAGCACGATTAGGAGCCATGCGTCCGGTCCATAACTGACTCCAGATTACAGCTACATCTGCTGAGGAATTGTGCTCTGTGATTCTTACGCCATTCTTTTTGCAACCAGCAGCAAATGCTGCAAACACAGGCACAGAATTCAATGCGCCAAACTTATTAAAGATACTGATGTTCATAGTGATAATTAGTATATATGCACTTTACTCTTCCATACGAAAGACAAGGTCACAGCCAATTTGGTGAAACCGGTATCATTGAACTCTTACTCGCAGGATTGCAAGATCCAAATCAAACCTTTGTAGAAATAGGGTTTGGCACAGGCAATCAGAATATGACCATGGATCTATTAGATCGCGGATATCGCGGGGTAGGAGTTGATGGTAGAGAATGGGAACCTGATACACCAAATCGTTGGGGTGATGCTATCACTAAACTGAAACAGATGATCACCACGGAAGATATAGTCGATGTTCTACGACCAGTGGCTGATTGGAATACTGATTTTTTTAGCCTTGACATAGACAGTTTTGACTATGAAGTAGCTCGTGTGCTACTAGAAGCAGGGTTCCGCCCTGCTGTGGTGTGTGTAGAAATCAACCCGCACTTTGGATCTACCACACAGGCCAGCTTTCCTTATATCGCCAATGTAAAGAAAAAGACCTATGATCGTAGATATTTTCGTGGTGCCAGCCTGAGTAAATATACCAAACTGTGGCAATATTACGGTATGGAATTTTTTACACTAAACAGCGTGAGTTATCACAATGCTTTTTACTATGACCCTGCTAGAGTCACTAGACCTGATGTACCAGTGATCCAGCAGGTAAATCAAAATCATTTTGATTGGTTGCTTGCCCCCGAACACCCTAATCCTGATTCAGTGCTATATGATGATACTGAGTTGCGTAACATGATCTCCGAACATTGGTTTTGGAAAGATTATCAACAAACTATTTACAAGGATTTTGAATGACCAAATATGCTGTGGTGACCACATTTAATCAATCGGGCTACGACAAGTATGCCAGCCGCATGATCGATACATTCTTGCAGAACTGGCCCAGGGGCGTGGATCTTTATGTGTACACAGAAGATTGTGAAATCACACAAACAGCCCGAAATCTGCATGTGAGAAACTTACACGAAGTCAGTCCAGAGATAGTTGCTTTCAAACAGCAATGGGGATCTGATCCGCGAGCTCGCGGAGAAGTGGCTACAGGTCCTGCAGATGCAAAAGGCAAAGCACCCGGCATAGGATTCCGTTGGGATGCCATACGATTCAGTCACAAAGCCTATAGTGTGTTCCATGCTGCTGCCAACTGCAAGTGTGATGTGCTGTTCTGGATGGATGCTGACATGGTTTGCCATAGTAGACTCAATGAAGCAGTTTTACTATCACAGATGCCCGCAGATGTGGGACTTGCTTATTTGGGTAGAGAAAAGAAGTTCAGCGAGTGCGGATTGTATGGTATGAACTTGAACAATCCTATCACTCGACTATGGTTGAAAGAGTTCCAATTGGCCTATGATTCCGGCCGCCTTATGACCATGTCTGAATGGAACGATTGCTGGGTGTTTGATGAGACTAGAACAGAAGTGCAAGCCTTACACCCTGAATGGCGAGTGCTAAACTGGAGCGCAGGATTGATTCGAGGCGAAGGACATCCATTGATCAACACAGTGTGGGGCACATATCTAGATCACCTCAAAGGCAATAGAAAGAACACAGGGCGTAGCAACGATAAAGATCTCATACGACCCAGGCGTGAACGCTATTGGTCGTCTGCGTCGTCCTGATTGTATTCGGACTTGCTGTGCTTGGCCTTGTAGTGTATGAGATGATCACCCAGTATAGTATGACGCAGTGGAGTTTTGTATTTCTTACCAAAATTCTCACATAGATCAAATACTTCAGCATTGGGCACTGCCAACAATGCAGCACCAAACACATCGTTGTCGTAGAATCTACGAAGGCCTGATTGATCTCGTTGGTGATATCTGCGGCAGTACTCTGCTCTGAATGCAGTAAAATCCTCATGACAAGTGTTCACAGCAAAAAATCCAGTTTCGGGCACTAACCAATTGCCAGGATTACCACTCTTGTCTGTGATATAGTTCACACCCATGTACGCTGAAAGATGCCCGGGCCTGAGTACTCTTTGTAACAGTTCGATGGGCAGGGATTGAACAGTAATCACATCTGCATCCAACCATATGATCCAGTCTGCTTTACTAGCATGCATGGCATGCATCACGCTGTATGCTTTCTTGGCAAACTTTTTCATGCTTTGATTCAGACTAGTGTCCTTCTGATATTTTTTGTAATCTGGATCTAACTTGGAAAAATCAATCTGCTGTATACGAGCCTGCACAGGCAACCGGAATTCTTCTACATAACAAGTAAGCGATAGTTCTTCAGGCCAATGTTCTAAGAAACTATTCACACTGTCTCGACCAATGAGATCATAGTACAGTTGATTGAAACTGGTTATTACTTGTATCATTTTATTGCCCATTTTTTCATATGTGACCAACATACACCTGTGCGTAATTCTTCATGACTCCAATGAAACTGACTGATTCGTTGCGCCCAGGCTTGACGATCTGGCATGAATGGTGTTTCTATCCGGTTGATACCCTGAGTGGCCACATCGTGTGCCTGGCTCCGTTCTGGATCTGTGAGTATCACTGGAATACCTTCCATAGCCGCTGCCACGCCCGGACTAGAGTTGTGATTTACCACTGCCCAACAGTTGACGAAATCATCCAGGAGACTGTGACCTTCTGTACTGATTCCAACATTGCTGATCCTGCGACCTTGACACAGTTTTAGTAGTCGTTCACAGTATTTCCTGGCCTTCTTGTCTCCGGGATGTGGGCGTATGCGTATGGGTCGATCCGAATACTTGCGTATTTCAATTATGTTCTTTATAGCCCAATCTACCACATCCCACCCGACCATGCTCCATCCACCATCACGTTGCAAACACAGCAGCACATGATTGCCGGTCTGTCTCCAAGGCTGTAGTTTTACATTGCAGCGATTCTGAACTGTTTCCCATCTTGCAGGATGAGGTTGTTGGTCACAGTATTCACCGGTGTTGGCAAAGATGCCATCATAACTGTAACGCAACCAATAGCCAGGATTCTCTCGGTTCTTGTATAGAAACAAGTTGCTGTCTGCGATCACAGTCCTGCCACCTGCAGCCCGTTGTCCATCTAGGATTTGTTGTCTAAACTGTAGATGTGCAGCAGTCTTACCATGTTCGTGTACCCACCCTAGGATCACAGCAACTTCACTGGGTTGGTAATTTTGATTGGTTTCAATTATACCCTGATCACCTTCCGCATTTACTCCTTGTGCAAAATATCTAAGAGTATCAAGTTTGTGTGTGGCATTGCTGAGACTTTCCGGTGTGTACTTCTCTTTTCGAGGAATTGCGGCAGTGTAACTTATGACTTTCATGATTCTTGCATCATCCTAAATGCTGTGCCATTTTTCAGTTCTCTCACGTGATATTGTCCGTAAGCCATGCTGTGACACCAGGCCATCAACAGGTCCAGATCCGGGTAGAATAACTTTTCTATCTGAGCAAGATCTCGATTGGCCACCGGTTGTGCCACATGGCTGGGTGCTAACACAAATGCCGGCACACCTGCTAATATACTTTCTACTGCTGCTACACTGTTGAAGGTTACCAAGGCATGCACATCTTGTTCCAACACTTGACTCAAGGGCTCATTCAATACTCGATCTGCTCTTTTGGGTGCTCGTTCACGCACCACTACAGGACGATCTGTGTGCCGTCGGATCTCGGCCACCGTTTCTGCGACCCATTGTTGTTGATCAATACCATAATATCTGCAGGGTTTCTCATCCGGCGCAGCCACAATGATTTTATTCCCATACCGTCTTGGATGCGGGGTTACGCCCAATCGATCCCAGCGGTCGCTGGGTTTTGGTGTTATGTTTGTATGCTGTAGATCATTCCGTACTATCCTGTGATAGTGTTTGATTCCTTGACTATTGCGTGAGCCAACATTGTTGCCCACATAACCTGAATCCATATAGTAGAAATTGTTACCATCTTCTAAACACTGTTTCATGATCTTGTGTTTGAGAATACCGCGCAGGACCAACTGATTCTGATCCTGTGCTATGTCATATCGGTAATCAAAGTAGTCTGACTCTGTGGGTTCCATGCCGGCACTTGCCGCCAACATGTTTATGTACTCGTCTTCACCTCCCTTGCTGAGAAAGATCCAACCGGTCATACAATCGACCTTTGCTGACAGTATTCTGTAAAGATGCGTTCTCGATGCCAGTCGTCACAAAAGTCGCCTTGATCAGCAAACTCGTGAAAGCACGGAGTTCCCAGTGTGTAATGAATCAATTTGGCCCGAGGATTCCACTCGTACTCCACATCCAGCCAGTTCCATTCCAGGGGCAATTCGCCTATGCGTTCATCATCCAACCAAGAGAATCTATGTAAGAATTCACCTGTTGATTGTTGTACAAATTCGGGTGTGAGTGTGCGATTGCGTATGGCATTGCAGTTCCACAATATCATCGAACTCCAATTCTTTCTAGGATAATCTTCATTGGCATTGCCCAGATACTTTTCAGTACGCCGTGTTTTGTAGTTGTGTTTGACCACCATCACATCTTTTGTGTAGTCTCGTAATGCCCATAGTTCGGCAATGTCTCCGCGCACGATCATGTCACCGTCAATGAATATGGCCCAACCCTGATAGTCCATGAGATGCGGCACCAAGAAGCGTGTGTAGATGAAATGATTTGATCCATCTGTGTGTGTTTCACTATAGTCTCGAAACAAGTTCAAGGCCACTGGCACTATGGCCACTGGTCTGCTGCTGTTGCGTATGATTGAATTCACACAGGTATGATAGGCTATGGCTTCTCTAGGATCGTATCCCACAAACACAGGAATAGGTTTCATCGGCGTTCTATATCTTGTTCCGCACAGTCCGCACCGTACTGGATTTCAATCAACCGCAATGGTTGATCGGTGTCGTTGCATAACTGATGCCACGCTCCTAGTTCAATCCAACAATGTTCGTGCTGTCGGGGCTTTTCCATTACCTCGTATTCTGTAGTGTGCGGATCCACAGTGTATACAGTGGCCTGCCCTTCGGCCACAAACCAAAACTCTGCTCGCTGTTTGTGACGCTGCATGCTGAGCCTTTGTCCGGGCATCACAGTGAGCTCTTTGAGTTTCACATGTGATCCAACTTCGTGTAACACTTGATAGTAGCCCCAGGGCCGTTCTGTGATGTTTGTCATGGAAATATTTATCGGCGTATATAACGGTAAATACATTATATGACCTGGTTAAAACACTATCGTGACACATACTACGACTTATTAAATCCTCAAGTGAGTGGAGCCAAAAGAGGCCTGACAGAAGGTCTTTATCAACGGGCAGACGGATTTAATCTTGTGTTTGCGTATCTTGAAAGTCTCAATCAAGCTGAATATCATATCGTTGAAACTGGCACACTACGCAATCCTGGTAATTGGAAAGATGGACAAAGTGCTAGATTGTTTACAGAATTTGTACAGCATCACAGTGGTACAGTGCGTAGTGTGGATATAGATCCCGAAGCAGTGGCCGCTGCTCGAAATTCAATCCAATGCACTCAATTTGAAAGCACATGTCAGGATAGTGTGTTATATTTGGCCACACAACCGGACCTGGACCGTGTGGATCTTTTTTATCTGGACAGTTATGATGTGAAATGGTCCAATGATCATGCCAGTGCTGCTCATCATTTGATGGAATTCCAGATAATTGAACCCAATCTTAAACCCGGCGCCTTGGTTGTGATTGATGACAACAGTAGATTTTTAAATTCAAATCAACGCACAGGAAAAGGCCATTACATTGCAGACTACTTAGACGCAAAAGGAATCCGTCCTTTATACGATCATTATCAAATCATTTATAGATTCTGATCATGGTCGTTGACACACTTCTCTTCAACAATGAATTTGACATGCTGGACATACATCTGGCCGTCACTGATCACTATGTGGATCGCTGGGTAATATTAGAAGCCAGCAGGACTTTCAGCGGCCGAGCCAAACCTTACAATCTCTTGGACAATCTTGGTCGCTATCAACAGCAATACGGAGATAGACTACGGGTGGTCACACTGGCATTACAAGAACATGAAACAAATCTTGTGTGCGAAACCCGGATGCGCCAGGCCATCGCACCTGCACTGGCAGACTGTGCGCCAGACGACATTGTGATACACGGTGATCTAGATGAAATAATCAATCCAGAATGCTGGGCAGACATTGTGGCCATGATGGATCAACACAATCAACCTGTCAGCTGTGGGTTTGAAATGTACATGTACCGGTTTGATCAGCGGGCCGAACGCGGCTGGAAAGGTAGTGTGGTAGCACGACGCAGCATGTTTGATACCCCGCACGACCTGTACAAAGGCGCCAGCATCAAACGTAAAAATAGAGATCATTGTGTGGGATTTCCTACACCTGTAGGTTGGCATTGGACTTGGATGGGGTCGGACGATCTCATACGCAACAAGGTTGTGAGCTGTATAGAAAGCCAACATAGAGATCCAGAACAGATATTGTCAGCATTTAAACAACTAGACACTATCTCAGCGATAAATCACAAAGCTACCACACATGTGATTGATGTTAGATATCCTGATCAGGTGCAGGCCATACTGAAAAGATATCCCAGTTATTGGCACAATCCGCCGCAGGATTAAAATGGCCACAGAAAAAGATCTGCATCGAGCTGCTCGAGAAGCACATCGTGCTCGCAAAAGAAATGACCCAGTGCCTGTAAATGATCCTGAAGGACCTGTGGATTGTGCCTGTGTGATTCACGGTGACGGATATGATTTTGTCTATGTGGATCGATTGTATAGCATGCTGAATCGCCATTTGACCCGCGGTGCGAGATTGCATGTGTACACAGAAGCTTCACGCACAGTGCCAGCACACATGCTGCGACATGATCTAATAGAATGGCCCGGCGTGTCAGGACGTAAACGCAGCTGGTGGTACAAGATGCAGTTGTTCAACTCAGATCATTTCCGCGGACAATTGTTGTATTTTGATCTGGACACAGTGATCGTGAGCAACATAGATTGGATAGTGAATCTCAGCCCGGTGTTTTTTTGGACCTTGCGAGATTTTCGTTCACTGTGGAGGCCGGATCTGCACACCATGAATTCATCAGTGATGTACTGGAACACTCTGAATTGGAATTCAATCTGGACTCAATTTGAACAGCAGGGCATAGAGCGCATAGGCCTGCGCCATCAACACGGTGGTGATCAGGACTATCTGAACACAGTGATTCCCGCCGCCAAACGCAGGTTTTTAGACGAACGGCGCATCGTGAGCTGGCGTTGGACAGCACTGGATGGCGGAATGAATTTTCGAAATAGAACTTATCACAGACCCGGCCGCGGCACTATATTAAATCCAGAAAACAGTGTGCTGGTGTTCCATGGCGACCCTAAACCCCACGAAGTGTCGGATGGGATAATAAAATCACACTGGGTCTGACATAAATACAGCATGGAGGACAAATCATGGTTCAAAGAATAGTAAAAATGATAGGCAGTGCATATTCCACCACTGGAGATGTACATGTGCAAGCAATATACAATGGGGTAGAGATCTTGAATGGTCCTGTCACTACCACTGTGACAGACATAATTCCCGTGGCGGGACAATTACCGGCCCCGGCTCAGAACGAATTGGTCCTATTTGAAACCACGACAGATACCACCGGACAAGTTCCAGTCTCCATTTCTGTGACTGGCGGCACTTTGTTTTTCACACACTTCCGGATGAATTACACTGGATTCACCCGACAGAGACAAGCAATCGATCCAGATGTTCCTGTCGACCCCGACGACTCTGACACATACAACTGGGTGGTCACAGTGCAGCCTGATTCATATTATTCTGACCCAAACATCAACACTGTGGAAAGTGATGGCATTTTAAATCTTACCAAAAATGGAGAATCCTGGTCCTGGCGTGTGAATGTAGGCGATATGCTGGGCGACTGGACATATCCAATCTTGGATGGTGAAACAGTGAGCTTTGATTTTTTTGTAGATCCTGCCCTGGTGGTGTTGGTTGCACCAACTTAATTGATTTATACATCATTAAAACCCTGCATGTTGTAGGGTTTTTTTTTGAGGTTGACCCATATCGTGTTTAGCACTATAATAAGGGCATGTCAACGCAAAAGCCGAGTCCAGCAACATTGCAACAAGAGTTGGAAAAAATCCAATCAAAATCGCAATCTGAGTTGGAGTTTTTGGTTGACTGTTATTGCAACTGCTGCTATAATAGTGGCTTGTTAAACATAAAGGGCTAGAAACCATGAGTGCTATTCGTATCCTGCGCGGCGAGTACCGCGGCAAAACTGTTAAAAATCAAAGCTTCGCGCTAGTTAGCGGCTTTCAAACGGGCGCTAAAGGCGGCTATGTGACTGTGCAAAACAACGGCACATTCCCTAACTGTCCTGCCACTGTTCGGATCCGCGTTGATGCTATCTCTGACTACGAGATGATCAATGGAGACACTGTGGAACAGAACACACCCGCTACTCGAGTCTCTGCATTTACGGTAGAGACTGAAGAGCAAGCAATGACTCGTATCCGCGAGCGTTTTGAAATCCTCACAGAAATGTCAAAAGCCTGCATTGGCGGCGACATCCGTGCAATGATCGTATCGGGCCCTCCTGGCGTGGGCAAGAGCTACGGCGTGGAACAAGAAATTGAAAAAGCCACGCTGTTTGACAAGATCGCAGGCAAGCGGCTTCGCGCAGAAGTTGTCAAAGGTTCAGCAACTCCTATTGGACTGTATCAGACTCTTTACAAATACTCGGACCCAAATTGTGTGTTGGTGTTTGATGACTGTGACTCGATCCTGTTGGACGATGTGGCACTGAACCTGCTGAAAGGCGCATTG